TTATTAGACTTAGCAATCTCAAACAGACCTGATGGTGGATTTCCAGTAGGTCGTATCATAGAGCTGCAAGGAATGGAGGCATCTGGAAAAAGTTTAATTGTAGCTCATACATTAGCGAATACACAAAAGAAAGGTGGGTTGGCTGTGTACATTGATACAGAGAATGCGTTGAGCGAAGAGTTTTTGAGAGCAGTAGGTGTTGATGTAGCTAACATGTTGTATGTCCCACTTGAAACTATTGAAGATGCATTTGAGGCAATTGAGAACATTATTGAGACCGTACGTAAGAGTTCAAAGAACAGACTTGTAACAATAGCTCTCGATTCTGTTTCAGCTGCAACAACTAAGATTGAGCAAGATGCTGACTATGACAAAGATGGTTGGGCAACTGCAAAAGCAATCGTAATGTCAAAGGCTATGCGTAAGATTACTAACATCATTGCAAAGCAAAGAGTATTACTAGTATGTACATCACAGTTACGTGAAAAGATGGGAGTTATGTTTGGTGACAAATACACAACATCAGGTGGTAAGGCTTTGGGTTTTCATGCAAGTTGTAGAATTAGATTGAAGGGTGTAGGTAAGTTAAAGAGTGGATCAGGAAAGACTGAACAGATTATTGGAGTACAAACAGAAGCTCAAGTAATCAAGAATCGTATGGGACCTCCTTTCAAGAAAGCTACATTTGATATCTATTTCAACTCTGGAATTGATGACTACAATAGCTGGTTAACATTAATGAAAGACTATGGAGTAATCAAACAATCAGGAGCTTACTACACTTTAGTGAACGAGGAAACTGGAGAAGAGATTCGTTTCATGTCCAAAGATTGGAAAGGCATGTTAGCAAATGATGAGTATTTAAAGGACTATTGTTACAGACGTATCTGCGATATCTTTGTAATGAAATATCGTGAACAAGACCAGATTGATCCAGATGACATATCTGTTGATGATGGTGATTTATTAGACTAATATGGTGAACAAATATCAAGCGTTAATCAATGAACTAAAGTTACGTCAGAATGAAGTTGAGACTGTCAGCAAAAACTCAAGAGTGTTGATAGTTGATGGTCTCAACACCTTCATCAGAGCGTATGCAGCAAGCCCCGTTACTAATGGTGATGGAGAACATGTAGGAGGAATCTCAGGATTTTTACTCAGTGTTGGGCATGCAATAAAAGCTATCAATCCAACTAGACTAGTGATAGTGTTTGATGGTAAAGATGGAGCTGCAAGACGTAGATCGCTTTATCCTGACTACAAGTCTAATCGCAAAGTTAAGATAAGATTGAATAGATCGGAGACAGTTGATAAGGAGGACAATCAACTACAACAGCTGATGAGACTTGTAGAGTATTTGGATATTATGCCAGTAACAACAATTGTGATTGATAAGGCTGAAGCAGATGATGTTATTGCTTATTTAGCAAATGATTACTTGGCAGCCAAGGACAGTCATGTATTTATAATGTCATCCGACAAAGACTTTATGCAGTTGGTTGATGGTAGAGTTCACGTTTGGAGTCCAACTAAAAAACAGTTATTCTACACTCAGGATGTGTTAGAAGCGTTTGGGATTCATCCTAAAAACTTTGCACTATTCCGATCCCTTATTGGAGACGATAGTGATAACATTCCTGGTGTCAATGGTCTAGGACATACTACTGTGATGAGTAAGTTTCCTAAACTATCAACAGATCCTATGTCAATTGATGAGTTCTTTGATTACGCTAATCAACTCGCTCAAGACAACAAGGCTAAGATTTTTACTAAGGTGATTGAGGCTGAACAGGATGTGCGATTATTCTACGATATTATTCAGTTGGGAGTGAGTAATATTAACATGAGCAATAAAATGAAAATTATCGAGATGATGGAAAAACCAATTAGTAAATTGGCTAAGATAAAATTCCATACAATGCTCATTGAAGATCGCATGACTACTGCTATTAAGAATGTCGAAATGTGGTTAAAAGAAATAACTACAAAATTAGATCAACATACCTTGGAAGATTAAAAAAAAGTTAGTAAGGTTACATTATGGAAGTTCAAGATACATTACAATTTTACGGATCAGCTTTTCAAAATAAGGTTCTATGCTCTTTGATGAAAGATAGACCTTTCCTACAGCAAGTACATGATATTATAGATCCAAAGTTCTTTTCGTCAGAGTCAGCACAATGGTTAGCAAAAACTATTTTAACATACTTTGATCAATACAAATCACCACCCACTTTAGAAGTATTAAAGGTGGAAACTGATAGAGTTGATATAGACCTATTGAAAACAACAATCGTTGAAAACATTAGAGAGGTTTTAAAGTATGCTGATTCAGAAGATGCTCAATATATTAAAGATAAAACTCTAGACTTTTGTAAAAACCAAAAGTTAAAAGCTGCTATCTTGAAATCTGTTGAGTTGCTCAAGTCTGGAAAATATGACGAGATCAAGTCTAATGTTGATGAGGCTATGAAAGCAGGAACAGATCGTAACATAGGTCATGAGTATATTGATGATGTTGCATTGCGATTTGTGGAGAACAAACGTAATACCATAGAAACTCCTTGGGATGTTATCAATGAGATAATGGACGGAGGATTAGGTTCCGGAGAGATGGGTGTATTTGTTGCTCCTGCAGGTATCGGAAAATCTATGGCATTAGTCAACATAGCAGCATATGCAGCTAAGAAAGGACTGAACGTAGTGTACTATACTCTTGAACTTTCGGAAACTTACGTAGGTGCTCGTTTTGACTCTCACTACTCAGGTATTCCTTCTCAGGATTTGAAGTATCATCAGGAGGAAGTACTACAAGCGATTAAGGGAGTAAATGGTAAACTGATTATCAAATACTACCCAACAAAGACTGCAACGGTCAATTCAATCGCAGCACACCTTGATAAATGTCTAATGCAAGGCGTGAAACCAGATATCATTTTAGTCGATTATGCTGACTTGCTAAGAGATACTGGTATAAAAGGTGCTGTCAGAAATGACATCATGCTTGGTAACATTTATGAGGAGTTAAGAGGCTTAGCGGGTACTTACGGAGTTCCACTTTACACAGCATCACAAGCAAATAGATCAGCTTTAGAAGAGGATGTAATCGAAGCAGATAAGATTGCTGAATCGTATGCTAAAGTAATGGTTGCAGACTTTGTAGTATCACTATCAAGAAAGACAGCTGATAAGTTGAGTGGTACTGGAAGATGGCACGTTATTAAAAATCGCTTTGGTCCAGATGGACTAACTTTTCCAAGCAAAATGAATATGGCAGCTGCAAAGATTGACATTTATGCTGAGAATACTGTTCTTGGTAAGGAAGCTAAAATCATGATGCAGAGTGAAGATGAAGTTGTAAGAAAAGCGTTAGCCAATAAATTTAATGAATTAAACACCTTATTTAAGTAAAAAATCGTGTTATGTTAGATATTTATCTTTTTAACAAACAATCCCAAAAACAAAATTTTTAATTTATGATGACAATATCCAACGAGATCTTGAGTGAAATCACCGTCTTTATGAAGTACGCTAAGTACTTACCAGACTTACAGAGACGTGAGACATGGACGGAATTAGTTACAAGAAACAAAGAAATGCACCTCAAAAAGTATCCACAATTGGCAGAAGAGATTGAGGAGGTGTACAAAATGGTTTATGGTAAAAAAATACTACCTTCAATGCGTTCCATGCAATTTGCTGGAAAACCTATTGAAGTTAGTCCAAACAGAATTTATAACTGTGCTTACATGCCGATTGATGATTATCGTGCATTTGGTGAAGCTATGTTTTTGCTTTTGGGAGGAACAGGTGTTGGTTACTCAGTACAGAAACACCATGTAGACCAGTTACCAGAAATTCGTAAACCAAGTGCAAAACGCACAAAGAGGTTTTTAATTGCGGACTCTATTGAAGGATGGGCAGATGCAGTTAAGGCATTAATTAAAAGCTACTTTACTGGAACATCACGTATTGACTTTGACTTTAGTGACATACGTCCTAAAGGAGCACGTTTAGTTACTTCAGGTGGTAAAGCGCCAGGAGCACAGCCCTTAAAAGAGTGTTTGATTAAAGTACAGGGTATTCTAGATGCAAAGGAGGATGGTGACAAACTATCACCAATTGAAGTGCATGATATGGTTTGTCATATTGCAGATGCAGTATTGGCAGGTGGTATTCGTAGAGCAGCTTTGATTAGTTTATTTAGTGCTGATGATGATGAGATGATTTCTTGCAAGTCTGGAGCTTGGTGGGAAAATAATCCACAAAGAGGTAGAGCAAACAACTCAGCCGTATTGGTAAGACATAAGGTTACAAAAGAATTTTTCATGGATCTTTGGAAGCGTGTTGAGTTATCAGGAGCTGGTGAGCCAGGAATCTATTTAACGAATGATAAAGATTGGGGTACCAATCCATGTTGTGAGATTGCACTGAGACCATTCCAGTTCTGTAACTTATGTGAGGTGAATGTATCTGATATTGAATCACAAGAGGATTTGAATGCTCGTGTGAAGGCTGCTGCATTTATTGGAACATTGCAAGCTGGTTATACAAACTTCCATTACTTGCGTGATGTATGGAGACGTACTACAGAAAAGGAAGCGTTAATTGGAGTATCAATGACTGGTATTGGTTCTGGTACTGTAATGGGTTATAACATGAAAGAGGCTGCAAGAATAGTAAAAGAAGAAAATATTCGTGTAGCTGAGTTAATCGGAATTAATAAGTCAGCTCGTACAACAACAGTGAAACCAGCTGGTACAACTTCTTTAGCTCTTGGCACATCTTCTGGAATACATGCATGGCATAATGATTATTATATCAGAAGAATTAGAGTAGGTAAAAACGAAGCTATTTATGATTACTTAGTTAATAATCATCCAGAGTTAATTGAAGATGAATACTTCAGACCTCATGATACAGCAGTGATTAGCATTCCACAAAAGGCACCAGAAGGAGCTATTCTAAGAACTGAATCACCATTCCAACTACTGGAGCGTATTAAAAAAGTGCATCTGGAGTGGGTAAAACCAGGACATAGATCTGGAAGCAATACTCATAATGTGTCTGCTACAGTATCATTAAAAGCAGAAGAATGGGATTTGGCAGGTGAATGGATGTGGGAGAATAGAGATCACTACAATGGTTTATCAGTACTTCCTTATGATGGAGGTAGCTATATTCAGGCACCGTTTGAAGATTGTACTGAAGAGACGTATGAGGAGATGGTAAAGCATCTACATAATATAGACTTGTCATATGTATTTGAAGCAGATGATGCTACAGACCTAAAAGGAGAATTAGCTTGTGCAAACGGATCGTGCGAAATTCGATAAAAAATTTGTAGTATTTCGTAAGTACCCCCTATTTATAATAAAAGGAGGTGCTTATGAAATACTACATTTACAAGATATTTAATCTAAAGAATAATAAGATGTACATCGGCAAGGCTAAGAGGGTAGATCGTCGTTGGAGTGAACATCTGAGAAACGTGAAAAACGGTAAACAACATCCATTATATGATGCGATACGAAAACATGGACTTGAGTCTTTTCAGTTTAGCGTTGTACTGGAAACAACCTCCTCTGAGGTAGATATATTGGAGAAGGAATTGATACAAGAGTTGTCTAGATACCCTATTGGGTATAATTTAGCAGAAGGTGGTACTGGAGGTGATGCATATCGTTATCACGATGAGACTGCACAAAAAACACGCTCAGATATTGGAAGAAAGTCGTATGCTGAAAATCCACGAGGTATATCAACAAAATCCCAGAAAGGTGTACATATTACGGACGTGCTTCCAGATATAAAACAAAAATGGAAGGAAAACCATGCAAAGTCTATGGAAAAACTAAGTGCTCGAAGAAAGTCGGGTTCCTATACAGAAAACGAACTTTTAGGATACCAAAAGCAAAGTGCCGCAAAGTTAGGGGGAAACAATCCTCGAGCACAATCTATTAAGTGTTTAGAGTTAGAAAAAATTTTTGGCAGCATAGGAGAGGTAGTTAGAGAATTGGGTTATAATTCTCCCACGCCAATCCTATATAGCTGCAAAACCGGAAAGCAAACAAAAAAAGGTCATCTCTTTCAGAGAGTTGCTAACACACCTGAAAAGGGGTAAATTTAGTTTATTAAAATGATCAAAAAGGATTGGATATATGATCAGTATATGAAGGAGCTTACTAAACCCAAGCTCCTTCCTACTGACTTTTATTATAATGAAAACGGTCTAATGGTAATGACCGAATCTTATCACTTACGTAGAGGCTACTGTTGTAATAATAACTGCAAGCACTGTCCCTACAAAAATAAAACAGAACAAAATGATATTAAATGAATCAAAAGGAAGTTTGGTTGAACAACTCCAACAAAAGTTTGGTATCGCTGTAACTGGCGAGTATGACCAACTTACAAGAGTAGCTATTATTGGTTGGCAGCTGGAAAGAGCTTTACCAGCGACTGGTGCTATTGATGAATCCATGTGGATTGAAATTTTTGGAAGTCTTCCACAAGTAGAACAAAAACAAAAAGTTACAACTAAAACATCTACAAAAAATGATAGTGAGGTTCAAGAAACTCAACCCTAATGCAGTTACTCCAAGTTACGCAAAGATAGGTGATGCCGGATTAGATTTGACAGCTATTTCAATGCAGGTTGTAGATCAGGAAGTTTATGGTTATGTGGAGTATGGTACTGGAATAGCTGTTGAAATTCCACAAGGTTATGTAGGACTGATTTATCCAAGAAGTTCTATTAGCACCACAGGAATGATGTTAAGTAATAGTGTGGGTGTTATTGATTCTGGTTACAGAGGTGAGATCAAGTTTCGATTCAAATGGGTGAATAACACAGCAATGTACAATCTTGGTGATCGTATTGGTCAGATGGTTATAATGCCATACCCAACCATTCAACTTGAAGAAGTGCTTGAGTTAAACTCCAGTGAGAGGGGAAGTGAGGGATTCGGTTCTTCTGGATCGTAGACTATTTATATATAAACAATATGAGAGAGTTAGCATCATTACTATTGCATTCGCAAACACAAGCACATGTATACCATCTAAGAGTTAAAGGTCAAGGTTCGTACGCAGCTCACAAGGCATTGCAAGGCTATTATGAAAACATAGATGATTTGGCGGATGGATTGATTGAAGCATATCAGGGTAAATATGATTTAGTTGAATTTGGTACAGCAAGTAAAATAGATAACGATGCGTCCATCGACAATGTTATTAATTATTTTGATAAGCTATCAGCTGCAATAGATAAATTAAGAAAAGACGAAAAACTTCAAGACTCTTTTTTACAAAACGAGATTGATACGGTGTTGACATTAATATACACCACTCGATACAAACTAGTAAATTTACAATAATGAATAATGATTTTGTGGTTGATTTAGATGCCTTGTTAATAGAGCAGACTATCAAAGCCGAAGAAACAATACAACAGCTGATAGCGCAACCTATTCATATCGATTGGGATCATATTCTAACTGAGTGGTCATATAGACTACCAAAAGGCTATCCCACTATAGTAGAAGGGCAATTTAGCGATCCACAAGAGCTTACTGTGCTTCGTGAAATCTTGCAGGAATATGGAATAGACGAAATACCAACTCTTATGATCAACGAGTCGAAGGTGGTTAAAAAAACTTTGCAACTGGAGGTTTCTAAAGAGGATCTAAAGCAGTTAATCGACAAACTTCCAGATGACTTTTCAGCAAATCAACTGCAGAAACTCTATAATAGGATAAGTGCATTTGGTACGTTTAAACCAATAAGAAAGGCATTGCAGGCAAAGGGCTTTAAATCTGCTGTTGATAAATCTGGTAAGGTTAGATTTGATATGCCAAAGGCGATTGCGAGTCAGCTACAACTTATGATTGAGGAACTTCCCACCGAGATGTATCAGGATTTTGTTGATTATATAACTACTGGTGATCAAGTCGTATTCCCAGTAGATCAAAGAACGGGTAACATTAATAATCTACTATCAGATACGGGAGTAGCTGAAGAAGTAACTACTACCTTAGCAAAGTATACGGGACAGGATGAAGGAAAGAAAGGAGTCGGTATGGCTGAAATCATGTTAGCATTATCCTTTAAAAACATAAGAAAACCACCAGGAGCTGGTGATTTAGAAATCGACGATCGAAAGTTTGAAGTGAAGGGTTTCAGTGCCAGACTTGGAGGAACAGGTCCTTATTTAGCCAAAGAAGGAATTGCAAAGCTGTCAGAATTGGGGATGACCTTACAATCTGACGCTAAACTCACGTACAAAGGAATTACTGCTCGCACACCTATAATACTATCAATTGCCGGAAAGGATGATCCAA